ATCGCCTCGGGCACGGGCGCGGCCTTCGACGCCACGGTCATCATCGCGGTCGGGGCGGGCTTCGCGGTCGGGACCGGACAGGCATACGACGCGACGATCAGCGCGGTATCGGGAGCGGTACCGGATGTCGGCATCCCGCGACGACGACCGCAAGACCCACGCTACCGTCCGCCACGTCAGGACGCGACCGTCTACGCGCAAGCGGCCTACGGGATCGGGCGGGCGTATGACGCGACCGTATGGATCGACTGGACCATCGACGAACAGATATTCGGATTGACCGACGCCCAGTTGGTCGGCGCAGAGAGGTGACCCGATGACGACACGACCACCCCGCGACAATATCGTGCGGGCCATCTTCCCCGGAGCCGAGTACCGGGAGGATGGCGCCAAGCCGCAACTCGTCGGGCACTTCGCCGTGTTCGACGCCTGGACCCGCATCTCCTCCTCGATGGAGGGGACGTTCATGGAGCGGGTCGCACCGGGCGCGTTCCGCAAGACATTCCGCGAGAACATCCCGAAGGTCCTGTTCCAACACGGCAAGGACCCCGAACTCGGCGACAAGGTCATCGGCGCCGTCGCCTCGCTGACCGAGGACGAACGGGGCGCGGCCTACGAGGTGGACCTGTTCGACGGCCTGCCGCCCCTGGTCCTCGCCGGTCTCCGCGGCAACGCCTACGGCGCCTCCTTCCGGTTCTCGGTCGTCAAGGAGGACTGGATCGACAAGCCGACCCGCTCGATGCACAACCCCGACGGGCTGCCGGAGCGCACGATCCGCGAGGCGCGCGTCCCGGAGTTCGGACCCGTCACGTTCCCCGCCTACCTTGACGCCACGGCAGGCGTCCGGTCGTTGACCGACCTCTACACCCTCGACACCCTGACCGCCGACCCCGAGCGGTTGGCCGCCCTCATCGAAGCCAAGCAGGCACTCGCAGCCCCGGAGCCGGTCACGGCCACTCCGCCCGAGCGAGCCGCCGAACCCATCCCACCCATCTCACTCACAAGGAGCGCACCCGTGGAATACATCAGTCGTGAGGAGAAGGTCTCCCGCGTCACCGAACTGCGCGAGGCGATCACCCGCCGCGCCACCGAATACCCCGGCGTCTTCCCGCCCGCCGTGCAGGCCGAAGACGACGCCGACAACACCGAACATGATCTCCTCCGTCGGGACATCGACGCATGGGACGCCCGCCAGGCGCGGGTCGCCTTCCTCGCCGGTGAGGAGCCGAAGCCGAAGCACACCGAGCGGACCTACGACGCCCCGATCCTCATCCGCAAGGTCGAGGACATCTACGACATCGGTGCCGTGGACCGCGCAGCCAAGACCCCCGAGGAGCGGACCCAGACGATCCGCGACAACGCGCTGCGGTCCATCGAGACCTCGCACCTGCCGTCAGGGGCCAACGTGGACGCCCTGTCGGCGCTCGTGGACCACCGCGACTCCGACGACCAGGAGGCGGCTCGCCGGATCCTGCTCACCGGCTCGCCCGCCTACCGCCGTGCCTTTGCCAAGTACCTTCGGGACGGCAACGAGCGCGGCTTCACCCCCGAAGAGACCCGCGCAGCGGCCCTCGCCGTGACCGGCACGACGACGACCGGTGGCTACGCCGTGCCGTATGTGTTCGATCCGACGTTCGTCAACATCGGCGTCCACACCAGCATCAATCCGTACCGCGCGGCCTGCCGCGTCGAGACGATCAGCGGCGGCAACAACTGGCGGGCCGTCACCGCGACGGCAATCACCGCCAAGTGGGACGCCGAAGCCGCGGCCTCCGTCGAGGGTGGCCCGACCATCGGCCAGCCGGCCTACACCGTCCAGCGGGCGGACGCCTTCGCGACCGTCTCCATCGAGACGCTGCAGGATCGCCCGGACGTGACGGACGAACTGTCGCGCCTGTTCGCCGAGGCGAAGGACACCCTCGAGGAGAACTCCTTCACGCTCGGCGTCGGAACCACGGTCTATCCCTTCGGGATGTTCTGCGATGCCGCGTACACCAACAAGGACACCATCACCAACGACGCGACGGCGCTGCTCGACATGACGGCGCTCGAGGCGGCACTCCCGCTCCGGCACCGGATGAACGCCGCGTTCTTCATGTCCCGTTCGACCCAGCGGCAGCTCGAAGCCCTGGACACGACGGGCTACTACTTCAAGCGGGTCGGCCAGAACTTCGCCGCCGGCTCCGCCGTCCCCGCCAACTCGCCGACCGGCAACACCGGGACGCAGTTGCTCGGCTACCCGATCTGGGAGACGCCCAGCGCGGTCTCGACCCTGACCACCAACTCGGCGATCATCGTCGTCTTCTGCGATCCGAAGTCGTTCGTGATCGTGGACCGCATCGGCCTCAACGTCGAGGTCGTCCCGACCATGCTCGACGGAGCGACCCCGTCGTTCCCGACCGGGCAGCGTGGCATCTACGCCTACTGGCGCGCAACGGCCCGCCCGCTCAACGCGGACGCCGGCCGGTCGCTGTCCGTCCAGTAGTCACCAAGACCGGCGGGCGGGTTCGCTCGTCCGCCGGTCACAACGAAAGGGACCCACATGGCGAAGGCCGCAATCCCCTCCTCCGACCTGCCGCTCGTCGCTGCCTCGTCATTCGTGGGCAACGTCAACGGCACCGAGTATTGGTTCCGCGAAGGCGAGGCTGTCGCGCAGGACCATCCCGCCGTCAAGAAGTGGCCGCAACTCTTCCGGCCGCAGACATTCCGCCACGACGAGCCGACACGCATCGAGGCCGCGACCGCGGCTCCAGGGGAGGTCCGCTGATGGGATACACCTACTCGAACACCTCGGCCACGACCGCGGCGGTCGCCAATCGGTTCGTGACCCTCGCCAACATGAAAGTCACGAGTAACTACACGATCGCCAACGCCTCGCCGGTCTGGTCCGGCGGATGTCTCGTGACGCTCACCCACGCCACCGTCGCGGCCGGTACCGACGAACTCGGGACGGTGCTCATCACCGGCACGAACCTCGCCGGCCAGACGGTCACCGAGACCCTGACCCCGTCCGCCGACGCGACGGTCACTGGGTCGCAGATATTCCGCACCGTCACCATCGCCCGCGGCTCGGGCTGGATCATCGCGGGCGGGAACGACACGATCACCATCGGCTGCGCCGCCGGGAACTACGCCGCCGGGAGCAACGGCTCGCTCGGCGGGGTCCTGGTCAACAACTCGGTGGCCGCCGCCATCGTCGTCTCGGACGCGAAGGGGACGATCATGACCGTCCCGGCCTCGCAGGCGGCGGGCACCTACTACGACCTCGACGGCGTGGACTTCGCCGGATGGCTGAAGGTCGCCACGACCAACACGAACGATGTGACCGTCTTCCACACCGGCACCCTGCCGACGTTCGCGACGGCGTAAGGAGAGACCGTGGCCCACACCTACGCGACCGTCGCGGAAGCCAACGACTACATCACGTCGGGCGGGGCCACGAAGTTCGCGACCGAGTCGGCGGCCATCGTCGCGCTCAAGCTGGCGATCCTCGAGAGCGTCAGCCGACGCATCGACTCGGTCTGTCACCGCTCCGCGTTCGGCTCCGGCTTCGGTCCCCGGATCGGAACGAACAAGTACGACGGCGATGGGTCCAACTCGCTGCTGTTGCGGGACGACCTTCTCTCGACCTCGGCCTTCACCGTCGCATCGGTCACGGGTGGCACCGGCGTCTCGCCCGTCGTGGATACCGACTACTTCCTCGCGACCCCTGACGGCTACACGGGGCCGCCGTACCGCACGATCATCCTGCACGGCCAGGGCAGTCCGACCTACTTCGGCCTCGGCTATCGGACCGTCGTCGTCACCGGGACATGGGGCTACGGCAACGTGACCATCCCGAGTACCACGACGGTCGCGTCCGGCCTCGCGTCGGGCACCACGGCCACGACCTTCACGACCTCGGCGACCCCGACCATCTCCCCCGGCCACACGCTCAAGATCGAGTCGGAGCAGGTCTACCTCTACGCGCTCGCGACGACGACGGCGACCATCGTCCGGGGGGCCAACGGTTCGACCGCGGCCACCCACGCCAACGGCTCGGCCATCGCCGTCTACCAGTACGACGCGCGCGTCCACGATGTCTGTCTCCGGCTGTTCATGCGCCGCTGGAAGGCACGGGACGCGGGAGCCGACGGGACATCCGGCGGGCTGGACATCCCGGCCCAGACGACGACCGAAGGAGAAGACCTGATCATCCGGCGCGGCCTGTCGGACCTCCTGCTCCTCGGCCAATACTGATGGCGAACATCCCCGCCGCGATCGTCGTCCTCCAGGCGCATCTCGTCGCCGCCGGCGCGGCGCTGACCGACCCGCTGCTCGACGTGGATCGTGGCCTTCCGGCGACCCGCGGGCGACAGGTCCGCTACTACTGGGGCGGCGAGGTGGACCCGCCGCGGATGGCCGGACGGCGCGACCTGACCGGGGACATCGTCGGGCAACGGTTCATCATCGCCGCGCTCTGGCCGCTGTCCGACTTGTCCGAGGAACTGGTCACGGCCATCGACATCGAGATGCAACTGCTGGCCGGTGAGATACGGACCCGGATCGACGGCGACTCGCAACTCGGCGGGAACGTCACGGACCTCGATCTCGGCTACGCGGAGCCTGACATCGTCACCGTCGCCAACGCCCGCCACATCGCGTTGCGCTGGGACCTCGACTTGTCGTACGTCGAATACACGGTCGCGCCGTGAGCGGCTTCCGCACCGTCGCCACCGACCGCCCCGGCGCGACCCTCAAGGTCGAACTCAGCGGGCCATTCTTCACGCACGACCCCGGCAAGACGTTATCGCACAACGTCATGGATATGCTCGACAAGCTCGCCGCCGAGATGGAGCGCGAGGTCAAGCGCCAGATCGCCGGTCACGCGGGCGAGATGCCCCGGTATACCGGCTGGTCGCATGACCACACCGTCGGCTACACGTCCAACCGCACGACGGGCAAGCGGTGGCGGACGTTCGCGGCGGTCGGTGCCGTCACGGCGGGGATGTCCAAGGAAGACGCCATCCGAACGAAGGCCGCTGCCGCGACGATCGAGAAGCGTTGGCATCCATACCGCTCGGTCAAGTCCGGCATCTACCGGAGCCGGGCGCTCCTCACCGCCGACCTCGCGAAAGGACTGGACTAGATGGCTAAAGGAAGTGGACTTGGGGCATCCCTGTTCGTCGCGCAATACGACCTGTCGGGCGACATCGGTGCCATCACGAGCGCGAGTTCGTCGCGGGCGACCCAATCGGTCGCGGCCATCAACCAGCTCGCCGAAGATCGCATCGTCCTGCGGAAGGACGGCGCGCTGGCGTTCAACAGTTACTGGAACGTCGTCGCGGGGCAGGCGCACCCGGTCCTCTCGGCGCTCCCGACGACCGACCGGATCGTCAGTTACTTCCACGGCTCAACGGTGGGCAACCCCGCCGCGTCGATGGTGTCCAAGTTGATCGACTACGCCCCGGCCTTCGGGGCGGACGGCTCGCTGGTCGTCACCAACACCGCCGAGGCGAACGGCTACGCCCTGGAGTGGTCGGGCGGCGGGACCGGCGACGGGATGCTGACGACCGGCCTCCAGTCGTTCGCGACCGGGACGGTATCGGGGACGAGCATCGACCTCGGGGCGGTCTCCACCCTGTTCGGCGCGGCGGCCTACCTCCATTGCACCGTGAT